GGACGTAGGACTCCTCCTCTTAAAAGAAAATCCCCATACAGCTCACTAGCCCCAGTAGTATCGCCTTCGGGGATTGGTGTAACTATATAGGGTTGGTTACTGCTTCCGCCACCTTGTTTATCTCTACCAAAACGTAAAGATTTTAGGTCCGTTTTAAGATCTAAAAGAGAAGGCATATATTGATATTAAAATGATGCTCCAGAAGGGAGATTATTCTCATATCTATTTACGGGTCTTTGATATTTTTCAGCTTTTAAACCTTCTATGGAAGTTGGGGGTGTTGAATATCCAATAGCACCTGCTCCAAAATTGTTGTAAGCTGGGGCGTTACGGGTAGGATTACCTACATTAGAATATTCATTATGAAGTGTTGAATTACCTACAATACCTACACTGTCCGGAGTAACACCGTTTGCTGGGGAAATTGGCACAGCTAAAGGTGAGCCGTTTGTATCAAACATTTGTTGAATTGAATCAGCCATAATTATTAATTTTTATTATTGTTTATTATAAATATTGAAAGTTAAAGTTAATTCGATACTGAACGGTAGGATGTTGACATTGCACTTCCTACTCTTTGCCCATCTAAATAAACATTCCCTCCTAATTTAACTGCTTGGATTAATTCATCCATTTTATTATAAAATTCTGTTAATGGAATTACTGCTTCAGGACCTGCTTCTCCTACTATAGCAGAAGTTGCACGATTTACTATACCCCCAGTAGCCATTGCAGTAGCTGTAGGATTCATAGATCTATTAACATCACGAGCCATAATTCCAGCATCAATTGCTAATGAAGCTGCAGTCCCAACTCCAGGGATAAGACTTGCTGCCCCCGATGCTATTTCTAATCCTGCCCCTGCAAAATCTCCTTCTGCAAATTTACTAGCTGCAAACGCTAAACCAGCTATTAACCCAATTCCAGGGATTTTTTTAAGAAGACTTTTACCTACAGATTTAGCACCTGTCTTACCTACAGTTTTAGCTGTTGATTTAGCCCCAGCTTTAATAGCAGTGGCGCTACCAGCTTTAACAGCAGATTGGGCAGCTGCTCCTGATAGTTTTTGACCGCCTTCTTTCATTACAGCTTGAGTAACTGTTTTACCAGCAAATCCTGGTATTAATTTACTAAGACCTTTTGCTGATTTTGTTAATCCTTTAAATAATTTTAATAGTTTTGAGAATTTGCCAACAAGAGATACAGCTGCAATTGCAGCAATTGCTGCAGCAATTTTACCTGCATTATTTGCTAAACCTTCAAATATAGGTATTAATTTTTTTGCTGAAGGGGCAAATGCTTTAAATGCTGCTAGTATTTTATCAACTAATTCAGCAATTTTTTCTTGAGTATTTTGGTTTTCTCTTTGTCTAATTAATTCATCACTACCTAATTTCCCTATTAATGACTTTCTAGCTGCTTCAGCTTCTCCAAGTTTTCCCTGGGCTTTTAAGCTATCAATATTATCGAGTAAGCGTTTAGTTTCTTCTTTTGCCTCCTTTGCGGTATTAACTCCCAATTTAGCAATTGACTCTTGTTCAATTAATGATGCTGCTAATTCTTCACGAGTCATCCCAACAGCTTTAGCTATAGCATTTTGTTGAATACGATTCATATCAGCGAAATCTGCTGCAGAACCTACTTCTCTTGCAATTTCTGAGGCTAAAGTAGCTAAGTCATTATCAAGAGCAGCTCGTCTAGCTTTTTCTAAATTAAGATCTCTACCTAAAAGTAATTCAGCTTCCATTTCAGCTGCAATAGATGATTCAAAATCTAATAAATTTCCTGCTATATTGTCAGCTTGGTTTAAGGTAAGTCCAAACTTTTTTGCTTCAAAGCCCGCTTTAGCTAATTTTTCGGCACTTCCTCCAGATGAAATTAAAATAGCTTTGCTAGATGATGCAACATCTTGTAAAACATCTTTATAATCTATAGCTGAATTACTTAGGGCATTTTGAATTTTAACTTGAGCAATTGTATTTTCAGTTGCTTCTTTTGTGCTTTTACCAAAAGCTATAGATAATGAAGTAAATGATGTTGCTTGTTCAACTGAAAGTCCTAATTTTGTAGTTATAGTATCAAAATTAGCTGCAGCTTCTTCACTTAAAATGGCTGTAGTTCCTAAAGCATCAGCAAATTCTAATTGAGATTTTGTAATGTCTTTACCTGAAACTCCAATGATGCTCGATGCATATTTATCAGCGCTTTTAGCTAATTCTTCACCATACCCTTTACTTACATTTAAATTACGAGCAAGATCAGTAGATTGATTATCTAATTCTATAAAAGCTTTTACAAGAAGACCTACAGTTCCTTTTACAGCTAATCCTCCAAGTTGTTGAAATGATTTAAGGGTGGCTTTCATCCTATCCCCACTTTCAACCATTTCATTATTGAAAGCTTCAGCGGCATTTGAGAATTCTTTAAATGCTTTACCTATAATAGGAATATCAGCTACTACCTCAGCAATACCTTTAAAAGGGTTTGCTCTTTCAATTTTTTTAGCTGTGTCTAAAATATCTTTAAACGCAGCTTGGGTATCTTGAGCGTATCCAGTAGAATTTTGTAAATTTTCTACTACTTTATCTAAAATTGCTTTTTCTTTCTTAGTAGCATTTACTTGTTGAGCCTTAAGTACTCTAATCTTAGATTCTAAAGCAGCACGTGTTTTATCTAAATCTACAGCTTGTTTATTAAATGCTGCTAGTCTTTTTTTATCTTTTAAGTCTTCTTTTGTAAATTTTGTTAAATTTTCAGCTGATTTAGCTAAATCATTTTGTATTTTAGAGGCGTCACTAATAGCACTAGCAAAATCCTTACTATCTCTAGCAAATCCTTTTAAGGCCCCACCTATATCACTATAGATATCTCGCATGTCTGTTCCCAGATCATTAAGTCTTTGAATTTCTTCTGTTGAACCTTTAAGATTATCCTTTAAAGCCATTAGTTATATTTTATTATAAATATTAAAAGGCGTCATTTTTTTGACGCCTTTGTAACATAACTTGGAGGTGAGATAGTATTCTTTTGTTTTAATCCAGCTTGCTTAACTGATTGATCATTCCAACTTTCTTCTTTTTTATTTTTGTCTGAAAGTGTTTGTTCAATTTTTTTAAAGGTAAAATTACGAAGCCAAATAGGCATATTATAAACGGTCCCCCAATCGTAACCACCATTACCATAATAAACTATTTCGTGTATTTGGTTGAATAAAGCACCCCTATACTCAGGCGTCAGGCCAAAAAAAGTTAATCCCAATTGGGAGAGTAGCCTCCTCCTCTACACTATCACTATCTATTAATGTTACACTCATATCTATATCAGGAGAAACCGTACTATAATATTTTCTAAATGCTCTAGAATCTTTAGCTAAAAAGTAATTATTGACAAATTCTCTAATATCTTTCTTTTCTCTAGACCCATTAATAGAAGTAAGAAGATGAGCAAGGCGAGCTGTTACATCATTTGAAGAAAATTTATTAATCTTTTTTAAACCTTTTAATTCTTCATCAATAATCTTTTCATCGCCGTGAGTAAGCAATTTAAAAGTTATTTCATTATTTGAATGGGGGAGTTTAAAAGAAAATTCATTAGTTTCTGCCTTTTCAAAATCAGGATGTAAATCTTTTATTTCAAATTTACTTAAATCAATATCTTGACGAACACCATCATGGTCAAATTCATAACTAGATCCATATGATAAAATACGAGCAGCTATCATAATAGCATTTTTATCTCCAATAAATAAATCGTTATAATTGATTTTATCTATAATTAAAGATTGAAGCAATTTATCAATTACTTCTCCGCTTTTAATTAAATTTTGATTAGTTAAGATATCTTCTTCTTTAGCAGTCATGTATTTCATTTCTACTTTCCCGGAAGATAAAGGGGATGCTTTTGGATATAGTAAACCTTTAGAGGGTAATTCTATAACTTCAGTTGGAATATTAAATTCAGCCATAATTTTTATTTAGTATAACTATTTTTTGTCATGTATACATATTAAAAAAATAAATTCTTTAATAAGTAATCGTTAATATTGGCGACCTTGTTGTCTGTACATATCAAAATCTTTATAAATTTGAGATTCTAATTGGTTGATTCGTGAATTAGTTTGAAAAACTACTTCTTTGTTTTTAAGTTCGATTTGTTTTTCAAATTCTTTAACAATTTGATGTTGATTTGCTACTCTATCTAATACCGTTGCAAATGATCGTAAATGATCTTGTTTAAAATCTTCTAACTCACGTTGTAAAGTTTCATTTTGTTTACGAGTTGTTTTAACCATTCTAAAAACTAAAAAAGTACATATAATAATTAACATATCAATTATGGCAATTATTTCTAAAGTATAAGGCATCATATCTCTCTATATTAATGTAATATACCAATGTAAAAAAAAAGCTCGGCATAGCCAAGCTTTCTTTAAGAAAATATTGTGAGGTTGGTATTAGAAGTTCAATACACAATAATCCATACCAATGGTCATTTGTATTTCTTGTACTGTTTCACCTTCATCCCAGTTTAAATCTGCAAAGCTAGCATTTTTAATAAATGCTCCTTTAATGATCCATTCTGATACGATATCACCTACAGGTCCTAAGATATCTACAGTTAAGTCTTTCTTATAGAAATCACTGTAACCATCTCTACCCGTTACTGATTCGTGGTGTAGACGTAACCACTCCATAGTGGCTTGAGCACCTGAAGGGGTGATTGGATCAAATAAAGTCATGGTAACATCGTTCCAAACTAACCTACCTTTAATCTTACGGTAAACATTAATATGGTTCATAGTTATTTCGTTCTGTTCGAACCCAAGACCTGATAGGCCTTTAATCATAAAGCTTGGGATACCATCAACATATAGGATAAACCTATTAGCCTGTTTCGGTTCGAAGGCTGTGAAGAAAATTTCGTTTGGATCAATTACTGGCATTGCTGTGTTGTTTATTTATTATAAATATTCAAATAATTAGTTTTTTAACTCGGGAACGTTGCTCCTGTTGGTAAGATGTTGAAATCTAAGTAAATAAATTCAGCTGTCTTAGTTGGTTGTAAATAAATTTGACCAATTAATTGGTTTCTATCAATTACATCTGGAGTGTTGTTACTTGAATCCATTACAACTTTAAAAGCATATAAACCTTGTCTTTGTTGTACTGATTCTAAATATGGGTTAACGGCTGCTAAGAAATTGTTTCTTGTAGCAATAGTATTTTGATCAAATACTAAACCTAATGCTATTTGAGAAATATATGATTTAAGCGCTATTAACAATCTACGAACATTTACACGATCAAGAGCAGATGCTCTTCTTTGTAATGTTTTCTGACCGTATACTACAACTCCAGTTCCCGGGAATGTAGCAATTGGGTTGATATTTGCTTCATACAAAGTATCTCTATTAGTAGAAGACACTTTTCTTTCCGCGGTAATTACCGTGGCTAACCCTCCTCTGTTGATACCCGCTGGGGCAAACCATGGCTCGCTTACTCTGTCGTTATATGCGTAAACTCCCCCGATCATTGTTGATGCTGGTACCCATACGTTTTTATTAGCAAAAGCATCTCTGATTCGTACCCATGGCCAATAAGTAGCAGCATATGAACTATTTAAGTTACCTGCTTCTGTTACTACATTATTAATTGTTGAACCCCAAGCTACTAAGTCTAATACGTAAAGATTATCTCCTCTTACTTGAGTATTATTAATAAGGGTAGTTACTTGAGATGAATAATCATCATAATAAATACCTGGAGTGAACATTGCATTAAAGCTAAAATCATCTTGATTAGCTAATAAACTAATCATATTATCGTAATCTTTTCCTACTAAACCTTGAGTGTTTGTAGAATTAATTGCATTATAATAATTATTAGCTCCTAAAGCTGTTTGGTTTTGGAAGTTACTACCTACAGCACCATCAAAAACACCACCATAAGAACCTGATCCCACTACTGGAATAGAAGATGTATATTGTGCGCGTGCATTTCCTGCATTATCAAAGAAATTATAAGTAGGTGTAGCAACTGATTTTATTCTAATATATCTTGAGTTATTAGGATGTGAACCTGATAGCTCAATATAATTTTCTGTTGAGTTATAATTTCGTGTTTGATCACCTATTACTGCAGAAATATAATTAGGTTGGGTTTCATCTAAAGAAAGATTAGGCCAAGTTTCTAAAACTACTTTATTAACTTCAGTATCATCACCTCTTCTAATAACTAGAGAGAATAAACCAGATGATGTTGATGCCGTAGCTATTTCATATCTAATATTTCCAATTGAACCTGAGCCTAAAGCATCATTTGCTAATAAAGATCCAGAATTATTAAATTCTATACCTTTGTCTAAAGATTCTAAAGTAAATGCAGTTGTATTATAATTAAAATCACCAGTTGCTAAAGTGAAAGTCATATCAACACCTCCAAGTGCTGCTGTAACGTTTCCTGGAACTGCACCTGCAGAAGATGAAGGAATTGTTATTGTATCTCCAGGTTGGTAACCTGAACCCTGAGTTGTTACAGTAACTGTAGAAAGGGATTGAGAATCTGTTAATTGAAGAGATAATGCAATACCGGAACCAGCACCACTTGTGGTAATTGATCCAGCTGCAACTGAAACTACGGCTAAAACACTTCCTGTAATATTAAACCCAGCATCAACTGAAGTTAATAAAGCATCTGCAGTATCAAGAACTGTAGAAGATAAAGAATTTACTACTGATGCAGTGGCGAAAGTCCAAAGTGAAGCACTTGGTACTACTCTTGCTACTACAAGTGAAGTACCTCCATTAGAAAAATAATTTTGGGCCGCTAAAGTAGTTAAAGGAGTATAAGTTCCACTACCACTTTGTAATGTAGTACCAAAACGACTAGAATAGTCACTAAAGGTAGTTACAATTACAGGGTCTTCAACAGGGCCTTTAACTGTTGGACCTATAAGTGCCGCACCTAATGTGACGGGTTGTTGGGTTACGAATGACTGGTCGTTTTCATTTGCTAATACGCCAGGGGATACTAAAATTTCTGCCATTGCTTAGGAGGTTAATATTTTGATTATAAATATTGGGAAAATTATTAAAAATTAAGTTTGTTTTATAAATTCCCCTGTGCTTATATCAATAGAACCTTCACCGTACTTGTCTTGTAAAGATTTAGCTAATTTTTCCTTATCTATTTGAAGAGGATCGATTAAGTTATCTAATTCTTTCTTTTGTTTAAGTAAAATTTGTATTTGATATTCTAAAGCACCGAGTTGAGATATTAACTTTTCTTCTTTTATTTGTAAATCAGTTATCGTTTTTATCTCTTCTTTTATTAAAAACATTTTTTCCATGATGATAAATATTATAAGGGTTATTTGAAATTAGATTGTAGTTTAATTCTATTAAATACTTGGGTAGGGGTTATTGCCTTTTGACATATATGCTGTTTATTAGTTCCTTTCCATATAGGACACCAGTCCCAATCACTAGCATCAAAACTAAAATTGGGATTAACCCAACAAGAGTTACATACTGTTTCATCTCTAACCCTAGTCACATTAGTTTGAAATTCATGCTCTTTAGAAGTAAAATTATTTATCATTAATGTTTTTTTCCCTAAAGCCCAATTAAACCATGCTAATCCTGAACTTAAACCTACAAATAAATTTGCGTGGTGTAATAGGTTAGCTACTACATCAAAAGGTTGGTTCCAATATTTAATAGCTTGAGGGAAATTCATCTTATTTTTACTTAAAACTACTACCTGGTATCCTGATTGGATTAATAGTTTAGTTAGAATGTTCCAATTTTCTCGGGGCCATTCTTTACAACCTGCTGTTGATTCAGGAGCTATAACTATGTATTTACCTTTAATTAAACTATCTTTTTTTGGAAAATCTAATCCATAATTTAATTCTTTAAATTCTAAACCTAAAATATCAGTAGCAGTTTGTTGTAATGGATTTAGATTAACTTGATTTGGGTGACCATTTTTATCATTAAAAAATCCTTTATCATCTTTAAACCAACCAATTCTATAAATAGTTTTACAAGGAAGTTGGACCCCAGGTTCAATAAATTCAATATCCTTATAAGCAGGTAAATTTTTAAACCATGAGTTAAAAAAAGTTGATAAACTAACTTTACAATTATGTTTTTTAATAAAATCAACTACATAAGGAACCCATGCTATAGTATCACCTATAGATTTTGATTCTAATGTAATCATAACATGCTCATTTGTTAAATCTAGTTTATCTGCTATCTCCCCATTAATTTTTATAACCCAAGGAATGTAATATTTTCTACTACATGAAGTCCACATATTATTAGCCATGGTAGTACTATGAATTACTTCATTAGTTTCCCCATTTATAAATTCTATAAAATAATCTTCTACATTATCCCCATTAATTTCAACTTTAGGACCATCAGTATACGTTATAATAATATCATTAGGTTGAATAGATAAAGGTTTGTGATTATCTAAAAAATCTTGTAAGGTATTTTTACCAATCTCAGCTATATGGTCCCAATTAAAATCGTGGTGAATAAGCTTAGCTTCTTCAATAGCACGTTTTTTATGATCATTATAATTTTCAAATGCATCACGCATTACTAATGCTAAATCCTCAAAGTCGGGTTCTGGGTAATTACCCGGAAGATCACTCATTGTATAACGACCATAATCATTACTATTAGCTAACTTTTCTCCTGCTATTCTTACAGGTAAACCTTTACCTTCAGCAAATTCCATTTGCCCTGATCCCTCTGAGTAGATAGAGGGGGTTCCACATGCCATGGCTTCAATTAAAGGTAAATTCCACCCTTCACTACGAGCACAAGATAAAAACACATGACCATTTTTTAAATATGTAATGTAATCTTCTCTAGATGGGAAATGTTTAATTTTAATGCGTTCGTCTGTAAAACTATAATGTTCTAATCTTTCTTCAGTTGTTTCAAAACCATCCATATCTTTACCCCACATATTATCAATAGATAAAATAAGATCAATAGGTTCCTCAGGTAAAAATGTTTTTAAAAAGGTTTCAATTATTTCCTTAGTGGATTTTCTATAATCCCAGCGGCCAAATAAAACAAACTTAAACCTATTATCTATGTAATCTAGGGTTGGAGTAAATTCTTCTGGGTAGAATGTGTTAATATCTACACCTTCAGGTACTACTTTTACTTTATTAGGATCTGCTCCTTGAGCTATAGTACATTCAGCTTGCCATTTAGAAGGAACCCAAATTTGATCGAATTTTAATAAACGTTGAAAAAAACTTTCTGGTTGTAATGTAGTTTCCCAAACATTATAAGCAATTTTAGGACCTTCATAAGTATCATAAAAATAATAATGGTTAGTTTCACTTAAAATTAAATTTATATTATGGTCAAAATTATTAGGGTAATTATCATATATTAGATTATTATGTCTTATATTATTTTCTCCTAATAGGGTTTGTTCACATAATAAAGTTTTATCTAAGTCAATTATATAAGGTTCATTATTATGAGGTTCATTAGAAGGCCAATTAAATTCTTTACCTATAGTAAAATTTTTAACCTTAAGATCAATATGCTTAGAAAGATGTCTAAAAAAATCTCTAGTATGATTATTAAACCCTGTTGTACCTATATAAGAGGCATGAGCATATACTTTAAGATCTTCCATATTATTTACTAATTTCTTTTATTTTAGTTAAAGCTTGAGCTATTACCTGGTGCATATCATAGTACACATAAGTTGCAAGTCTTCCTCCAAAAATATAATTATTAAGGTTTAAGGTTAATTTAAAATACTTATTGTAAATTTCCAAATTATTTTTATCTCTAATAGGATAATAGGGTTCATTACTTCCATTATAATCTGTAGGGTATTCTTTACTTACTATAGTTCCTTTTTGGTTTTGAGGGTCAAACCATTTATGTTCTAAAATTCTAGTATAAGGAACTTCAGCATCTGTATAGTTTATAACTGGGTTACCTTGAAAAT